GATCAAATCGATGCATGTTCGGATGCTTTTGCTACACTATTTGTTCAAAGCAAATTTATGGCGTTCTGATAAAATAATTTATATTAAATTAGGAAATACAACCAAATGGGATTTTTTGAGAATATCAAGCTAACCTTCGCTAACCCCAAAGAAGCATTGCCACCAGTCAACCAATATTCTAATAGTGTAAATACTCTATATGGCAGGGGTGACGGTAATCTTCTAGCTCAGTTGTTTAAAAAATTACCTTCAAGTAATAGAGACTGGGTAGCTGAAGCTGGAGATTTATCACTCAACTCAATAGTAGCTATTTCAGTTCGTTGGTATTTAACTAATTTTTCTCAAGTAGAATTTGTGCTCAAAGAGCGAGTAGGTGGTCAGTACGAGGAAGTAGAAGACGCTGAAATTATTGATCTCCTAAGAGATCCAATGTCTGGTAGAATAGCGCCATCTCAAGTATATGGCAATTTTATCCAAGACTATTTACTAAAAGGTAATGCTTATTTAAGAAAGATTAGAGGAGTTGGCGGACTCCCAATTGCCCTGGAATATCTGCCTTCGGACATGTTGAGAGCCGAAGGTACTCAAAAAGTACAAATTACTCATTATGTTTACACAACTCAAGGCTCAGAATATCAAATCGCCCTCGAAGATATCATCCATTGGAGATATGGTAGAGATACAACTGATATTAGATATGGGCGATCTCCGATCACAGCATTACTTCGTGAAGTTGCATCCGATAACTTAGCTTCATCAACTGCATATGGTTTACTTCGTAATGGTGCCATTCCTAGTTTTATTATTGGTCCTGACGCATCTAATATGGCTGTTGATATATCTTCAGATGATGCCCGACAAATTAAAAATAAAATGAGACAAGATTTCACTGGCGATCAAGCAGGTGGTATCAGTGTTATGAGTGGAGCTTATAAATTAGATAAAATTTCTTATTCTCCATCAGAGCTTGATCTTGGTGAAATTAGAAGATTACCTGAAGAAAGAATTCCAGCTGCGTTCGGTCTAAATGCAGTTGTTCTTGGTTTAGGCGCAGGCTTAGAAAGATCTACATATAATAATTATCAACAAGCGCAAGAAGCAGCTTGGTCTGATGGTATGTTGCCACTTCTTGATTCGCTATGCGAAATATTAACTTACTCCTTATTAATAGACTTTGCACCAGCACCAGGAAGTCAAATTAGCTATGATTTAAGCTCTGTAAGAGCATTAGCTGAAGACAAGTATGAAGAGAGCAAAAGAGCCTCTGATTTATATAAAAATGGTGTAATTAGCAGAGCTCAAGCTAAGAAGATGATTGGTATAGAAGCTGAAGCTGAAGATGACATGATTTATTTCACATCAGTGCCAACAATAGTACCAGCAGAAGCTCCACTTAAAAGTATTAATTTAAAATTTTATCCTAATGCAACTATGATTGATAATGCAAATAGAGCATTAGCTTGGAAAGAAGAAGGCAGAGACGGCGGAACTAGAATTGGTTTAGCTCGTGCAAATCAAATTTCTAATAGAGAAAAATTATCAGAAGATACAATTTTAAGAATGTATTCATTTTTCTCCAGACATGAAGTTGATAAAGAAGCTGAAGGCTTTAGAGATGGAGAAGAGGGATTCCCATCACCAGGGCGTGTAGCTTGGGATCTTTGGGGAGGCGACGCTGGTTTTGCATGGTCACGTCGAATTAGAGATAAAATAATGGATTCTCGTAAAAATATTTCTATTCCACATAATGTAGACGAAGAAGACTATGCTGGATATAAGTAGACTTTTAGATTTATTCTATAATTTTCTTAAGGCTCTAAAATGTCTATTAGCAAACTTTTAAAAGCTGCGCGACAATACAGAAGAAGATTAATTGAGGCCGAGGACGAAGCTATAAAAAAAATAAATGTAGCTTATTCTCGAGCCTTATCTTCGTCTTTAAATGAATTAAATAAATTAGAATCTCAAATAGCTAAGATGGAAAAAGATGGCGCTAATAATATTGAAATTTATCGCGAGCTAGAAGTTTACTACCGTGATTCTATAGATCAAATTAAAAATAAAATTAATAAATTTTCAACTGATGCTGATGAGATTGTAACTGATTTGCAGGGTCAAACAGTGCAGTATGGCAATCTTTATGCAGTTGATAATTTAAGGGCAAGACTTGGTAGACCACCAGTTGATTTCACATTAAATATTAATAGTTTAGATGAAGATGCCCTCGAGCAATTTGTTGGTCTAGCTTCAGATGGATCTCCATTACGAGATTTATTTGATACACTTTCAGAAGATTACGGCATTGACGTTGAAGAATATTTGCAAGTTGGTATACTTCAAGGGCAGAATCCTAATTTAATTGCTAGAAAAATAAAAGAAAAGACTTATATGCCACTTTATCGAGCTCAAACAATTGCTCGCACAGAGTCATTAAGAGCAGCTAGAGCAGCTACAATTGAAAATTATAATAATAATTCAACATTAGTTACAAAATATCAGAGAATATGCACAGCTGATGTTAGAACCTGTCCAGCTTGTTGGTCCCTACATGGTCAGGAATATGAATTAAATCAAGAGATGCCCTCGCATCCTAATTGTAGATGTGTTATAGTACCTGTCACACCATCGTGGGCTGAAATTACAGGTGATCCTAGCATAGAAGATGACGAATCTGATAAAATACCTACAAGAGATGATTTATTTAATAAATTGTCGGATAAGCAGAAATTAGCAGTATTAGGGCCTGACAGATATGAGTTGTGGAAGCAAGGTACATCGTTTGATGATTTTGTCACAATTGATATAAATCCTGATTGGGGGCCAACTACATCAATTACACCACTGAGAGAATTAATATGATTAGTGATAACTTATATATTTACGGAGATGCAGTTAAAGCTTCTTCTGATGGTATCATCAAAGGCTATGCTATTAGATTTGGTGCGCCTGGTGATGCTGACTTAGAGGGTGATTACTTTTCTGCTACTGAAACAGATTTTGGTCGTCCTATGCAGATGGGCGATAAATTTAAAATTAATTTATATTATCATCATGGAGCAGACGCCACATTAAAGAGTTATCCAATTGGCTATGGCGAAGTCATGATGGATGATATTGGTATGTGGTATGAAGCTCAAGTAGATATGAGCAATGAGTATGGAAAAATGATTGATAAGCTTGCCAAAGAGGGTAAGCTTGGATTCTCCACAGGGGCAACTGGACATCTTGTGTCTAGAGAACGTAAAGGTAGAAATTATTTAATAAAATCATGGCCTATCGGTGAAATCTCAGTTACTCCTACTCCAGCTGAATCAAGAAACAAAGTTTATAAATTAATTGATATAAAAGCCTGGGAAAATAAAAATATGAATGGCTACGAGATGGAAGATAATTCTGAAGAAGTTGAAGATATGGTTGAGGGCCTAGTAGAGCTTGGAGTAAGTCCTCAAGACATGGCTATGACAATTTTTGAAGATGCGAATGCTGATCTTGCTAGCGAAGCTGTGCATAAATTATTTTATATGATGTGTGAAGGCCTTGATGCAGTATTAGAAGGCGGCTATAACATTGAATATGTCAATGTTTTAATCGATGAATTTGCAATGAGAGCTAAAGATGTTGTTAATAAACTGTATGATAATCCAGATGCCGAAATGGCTTTTATGAAATTATTAACTAAAGGCCCAACCACAAATAGAGAACTTGAGAGATGCTTACGGGATGTATTGCATTTCTCGAACAGTCAGTCAAAAGCTTTGGCTGGCAAAATGGCGGACTTCTTCAGGGATCAAGAAGCTGCTGCCGCAAAACAAACTGAAGATCATGTAGCTGATGAATCTGAAGTAAAAAATTTATTAATTAAAAAAATGATGCTAGATCTTATGAGGGATTAAAAAATGACAATTGATGAAATTGAAGTCCAGATCAAAGACAATGCTACCAAAGCCAAAGCAATTTTGACCGATGAAAACGGTGTTGTTGCTGATGCACAAGCATTGCTTAATAAAAATGATGAGCTTAAGGCAAAAATTGATGCACTTAAGTCAATCGATGCACAACTCTT